CCCCTGCCGCGCGTCGGGGACATGTTCTGCCTGCGGTTCTGAGCGGTGGGCAAACGCGGGCCAATGAGTCCCGAGCACAAGGCCAATTGGCTCGCGGCGGTGCGGAAGTCGAACAATCGGCCGGCGAGCGGGATGCCGCCTTCCGGAATGCCGGCGAGCGACATCCCAGCCAAGGGCGACGGCAAAGGTGGCGCTCGCGTCCCGCAGAAGGCCACGCGAGGCCGTAGCGCCAACGGCCGCCCGAACCTGCCGGACAATTCGGTCCCGGCGTTCACCGCCGAGAACGCGGCCATCATGGGCCGCATCGGCGCCGCCATCGCGAACCTGCCGGAAGGCCGGGAGCGCGCCGAACTGACTCGGGCGGCCAACGCATTCGAGAGGTCGGCCGCCATGCGGGACAAGCTGCGCAGCGTCGATGAATACATGCTGGAGTTGGACGCGCTGATCGACGGCGCGAAGTTCGAGACGACCAAGTTCCAGGCGCTGCGGGAGATGTTGGATCGCCTCCAAGGCAAGCCGACGCAGAAAACCGAACTGACCGGCAAGGACGGCGCGCCGCTGGCGATCGCAACGACTGATCCGGTCGAGGCGGCAAAAGCCTACCAGCGCCTGATGAACGGTGAATGACTTCGATTTTCGCAACCCGGATTACGTTTCTGTCTTCAAGCGCCGCATAGAGCGGCTGGCGAAGATCAGGCGCGATCCCACCGCCCTCCCGGCGCTGAAGACCTACTACCGCGACCACCCAGCGCAGTTCATCACCGATTGGGGCGTCACATTCGACCCCCGCAACGTGGAGCGGCATCTCCCCGCGATCGTCCCGTTCATCCTGTTCCAGCGTCAGGAAGAGTGGGTGACGTGGCTCGTGGAGAGGTGGCGCCACCAGGAACCGGGCCTGACCGAAAAGACGCGCGACATGGGCATGTCGTGGCTGTCGGTCGGTGCGGCTTGCACCCTGTGCCTGTTCCACGAAGGAATGGCGATCGGCTTTGGATCGCGCAAAGAGGAATACGTCGACCGCATCGGCGCGCCGAAGTCGCTGTTCTTCAAAGCGCGCATGTTCATGGCCAATCTACCCAAGGAATTCCGGGCAGGCTGGGATGCCAATCGCGATGCGCCGCACATGCGGCTCAACTTCCCGGAAACGGGATCGAACATCAGCGGCGAGGCTGGCGACAATATCGGCCGAGGCGACCGAACCGGCATCTACTTCGTGGATGAGGCGGCATACATCGAGCGGCCGGAGTTGGTGGAAGCGTCCCTGTCGCAGACCACGAACTGCCGTCAGGACATATCCAGCCCGAACGGCATGGGCAATTCATTCGCCCAGAAGCGGCACGGCGGCAAGATAAAGGTCTTCACCTTCCATTGGCGCGACGACCCGCGCAAAGACGACGCCTGGTATCAACGGCAGGTCGACTCCCTCGACCCCGTGACCGTCGCCCAGGAGATCGACATCAACTACTCGGCCAGCGCCGAGGGCGTCCTGATCCCGAGCGCGTGGGTGCAAGCTGCGGTCGATGCCCACATAAAGCTCCGGATCACCCCGTCTGGCGCCAAGGCTGGCGCCTTGGATGTCGCGGACGAGGGCAGGGACCTCAACGCATTCTGCGGCTCTCACGGCATTCTGGTCGACGTGCTGGAAGAGTGGTCAGGCAAGGGCGACGACATTTTCGGCACCGTCCAGCGGGCCTTTGGGATCTGTGACGCAAACGGATACGACCGCTTCAAATACGATGCCGATGGCCTGGGCGCCGGCGTTAGAGGCGATGCCCGGGTAATCAGCGAAACCCGCCAGACCAACGGCCAACGTAAGATCAATGTCGAGGCTTTCCGTGGCTCTGGGCCGGTATTCAATCCAGAACGCGAGGATGTGAAGGGCCGGAAGAACCAGGACTTCTTCCTGAACTGCAAGGCGCAGGCGTGGTGGTCTTTGAGGACGCGCTTCCAGAACACCTACCGCGCTGTCGTCGAAGGCAAGCCATTCGCCCCGGATGAGCTTGTGTCGCTTTCATCCGGCCTCCAGCTGCTTCGGAAGCTATCGCTTGAACTATCGCAGCCGACATTCAGCATCAACGGCGTCGGCAAGATCGTGATCGACAAGGCGCCGGACGGCACGCGATCCCCGAACTTGGCGGACTCTGTGATGATCAAGTTCTCGAACGCGAGCCGCGGCCCCATGCGAATCAGCGACGAGGCGCTGGCCCGATTTGGCGTCAGGCGGTGACGTTGTTCATTGAATGGCGAAAAAAGGCGGCGCCCGAGCAGCCCGCGCCGCGCGCCGAGCCCACGCTGCGGTTGCCGATGAAGATCAGCGACCGGGCCATCGAGACCGCCCGGGCGCGCCGGGCTGCCGCAAGGCAAGAGACATGGCGCCTCCCGACGCATCCGCCTGGCGTCCTGCCGCCCGGACTGGCGCAGGACGAAGATCCCGGCGCGCCGGCCGCCTATGGTTGGGCATCCAGCTACCACGGCATGTTCGCGGAAGGCATTGGGTTCCTTGGTTATCCGTATCTCGCCGAACTGACGCAGCGTGCCGAATATCGCGTAGCTTCTGAGCTGATCGCGGAGGAAATGACGCGAAAGTGGCTCATCCTGAAGGCTACTGGCGACAAGGATAAGTCGGACAAGATTCAGGAACTCACCGCCGACCTGGTGAAGTTTAAGGTGCGGGACGCCTTCCGGGCGGCCACGGAACTTGATGGCTTCTTCGGACTCTCCTTTATCAAGCCGGACTTTGGCGAGGAGACCAACGAAGAACTGATGACGCCACTGCTGATCCGGCGCGAGAAGATCGAGAAAGGATCGCTCAAAGGGTTCATCGTCATTGATCCCACGTGGTCAGCGCCGAACATCTACAACGCCCAGAACGCGCTTGATCCGGGGTTCTATCGGCCCATCACCTGGTTCGTGATGGGGAAGCAGATCCATCATTCGCGCCTGATGATCTTCGTCTCGCGACCAGTGCCAGACATCCTGAAGCCGGCGTATAACTTCGGCGGCCTGTCTCTGTCGCAGATGATGAAGCCCTATGTGGACAACTGGCTTCGCACACGGCAGAGCGTAGCGGACCTGGTGAACGCCTTTACGCAATTCGTGCTGAAGACGAACATCTCCGCGACGCTCCAAGGCGATGCGGGCGCGGATATGGACAAGCGCATATCGCTGTTTGCCGCGACCCGCGACAATCGCAACGTCCTGGCCGTCGACAAGAACGATGAGGACCTGGCCAACATTTCGGCTCCCCTGGGGACCTTGGATGCCCTGCAGGCGCAGTCGCAGGAGCATCAGGCGGCGGTGGTGCGCGCGCCGCTGGTCAAGCTGTTCGGGATTACGCCGTCCGGATTGAATGCGTCGACAGACGGCGAAATCCGGACCTTTTACGACTCGATCAATGGGCGGCAGGAGCGTCTGTACAACGATCCGTTCAAGCGGTGCCTGGATATCATCCAGTTGAACCGCTACGGCGAGATCGACCCGGACATTACCCATGAGTGGGTGCCGCTCTGGCAGCTCGATGAGGCTGGCCAAGCGGCGGTCTACAAGACGCGAGCCGATACGGCGGCGGTCTACATCGAAAGCGGCGTGCTTGCCCCGGAAGATGAGCGCACGCGAGTCGCGGCCGAGCCGGGCAATCCGTACCACGGGCTGGAAGGCGAAGCGCCTGGATTGCCGGAGGCTGGAGATCCGGACCTGACGGACCCGAGCGAGCGGGTGGACGTCGAAGGCGAACAGGGCAGCGAGAGTGGGGCGAATAGCGGTGTCTGAGCGCCGCCTAATCTCCCCCACCGGCAAGCGCCGCACGCTCGGCGCTGTCCGCCCCAACGCCGGCCTGGAAACCCTCTACCGCCGCCGGCTCGACGCGCTGATTGCGGAGATGAACGCCTCCGTCCTCTACTGGATGAAGGCGCAATGGCGCCGCAACACGCCAGTCCTGGCGCAAGACGACGACGTTCCAGGCATCAGCCCAGCGCGCGGTCTACGCGAGGAGATGGACAACCTGGGGCGGCATTGGCAGGACCGCTTCGACAAGATGGCCGACGATCTGGCCCGGCACTTCGCCAAATCCGCGGCTGAGCGGGCTGACGGTTCGTTCCAGGCCATCCTGAAGCGCGGCGGGTGGACGGTTAAGTTCCGCAATACTAAGGCAGTAAACGACATCACCCAAGCGTCAATCGGCGAGAACGTCGCGCTGATCCGCAGCATCCCGTCCGAGTATCACACCCAAGTCCAGGGCATCGTGATGCGGTCGGTGCAGCAGGGCCGCGATTTGGGCTACGCGACCCAGGAGATCGAGAAGCAGTTCGGCGTGACGCGGCGGCGCGCGGCCATTATCGCGCGAGATCAGAACGCCAAGATGACCGCCGCCATCACACGGACGCGGCAGGCGGAAATCGGCGTGACTGAGGCCATTTGGGTGCATTCCCATGCCGGGAAGCATCCGCGCCAATCGCACCTGGACTTCGCCAACGGGAAGCTGGGCGGCCCGGTCTACAAGATTGCTGAGGGCGTCGTGCTGGATGGCGAGCGCGTGTGGCCGGGGACGGCGATAAACTGTCGCTGCTTTTCCAAGCCGATCATTGAAGGGTTCTCCTGATGGCCATCGCATCCTTCAACCCCACCGGCTCGGCGTTCCTGAACGCCGGCACCGTCAGTTCAAACGTGACCATCCCCACAACCGGCGCCCCGACCATCGCGATGGTAACCAATCTCGGATCATGGCCGGCATTCGTGGCGATTGGCACAGACGCGACTCTTACGGCCGTGGCGGATCTCGGCCTGCCCGTCATGCCGGGCGCCCAGGTGCCGGTCACGATCGGCGCGAACACCACGCTGGCCGCCGTTACATTGGCACAGACGACCGGCCTGAACGTGACGGTCGGGACCTAGCGGAGAGACCCAACCGGCGCCGCGATGCCCGCATTGATCGCCGCCGCTATCGCCATTTGGCAATCGGCCTGGCTCGAAAAGAAGACGCGCCCAATCGTCTGACCGGTCGGCGCCACCCACGACACAGTGACCATCCGCTCGCCGTCCCGCAACTTCGTAATCTCTGCGGCCGGAATGGCGCCGTGGTAGCGCATGACGTCGATGAGACCTTGCGGAGAGACGAATAGCGGGCCGCCGTTGATTGCGCTCTCCCGCTGAACCTCTTGCGAGTCCTCGCACTGATTGTCGTTCAGACTGACGACATACCACGTCGTGGCATGCGCCATTGTCGGCGCAAGCAGTAATGCAGCGGCCAGAGCAGCCTTGGCGATCATCGCCAGCCTCCATTGTGACGACCGCACACTAGTCCCGCAGGCAGGCCCAATGCCACAACCGAACAATGGCGCGCTGACCGAGGCCGAGCGCGCCGAGGCAGCCCGCAACCACGCCAGCCGCAAGGATATGCCGGCCGGGGCGTTCCTGGAGCCGGAAGCCCGGAAATACCCAGTCAAGGTCCACCGCGATGGCGCCTGGCACTATGACCGTGACCTGCTGCTGGCCGCCGCGCGCGAGGCCCGCATGCACGGGCATGACGATCTGGCCGCCCGCGCCGACACGATCCGCAAGCGGGAATTCGGCAGTGCGGCGGACGCCCTGGCGTTGGATCAAAAGGCCAACAGGAGCTACGACAAGTTCAATCGCCTACATGTTGCCGAGACAAATATCAGCAAGGCAAATGTCTGCGGCTACTATGGGCGAGAAATTCCGAACGCCAAAGATCTCGGCCTGGAGTCTGAGCGACTATACCAACTCTATCGTGACCCGGCTGAGCTGAAGAAGGGCGCCCCGACATTCAATAATATCCCGCTTCTGTCCCGTCATGTGGCGACGGATGCGAACAACCCACAGAAGCAGTCTATCGCCGGCACGCTCGGAACGGATGCGGCTTTCGACGCGCCATACCTTCGAAATAGCCTTTCGATTTGGTCTCAGCCAGATATCGACGATGTCGAATCGGGCGAGAAGGTCCAGCTTTCTGCCAGCTATGCTTACAAGGCCGTGATGGAGTCTGGCGTTGCTCCGGATGGGACGCCGTTCGACGGCCGAATGACCGAAATCGTCGGAAATCATGTTGCTTTGGTCGGCGCAGGACGCGCCGGACCTGACGTCCTGGTTGCCGACGAAGCGTTGCCGACCCCTATCGATTTTCAACTGAAGGATACCGCAATGACGCACCCGCTGTCGGGTAAGGCGCAGCTCGCCCGCGGGGCGCTTGCTGCGTGGCTCCCTCCGAAACTCGCCGCAGACGCGAAGGTTGACCTCCGCACCGTTCTGATGGGCACAACTGCCCAGAACTGGGCTCAGGCCAAGCCGCAGATCGTCCAGCGCCTGAAGGAAGCCACTCACGGGAAGCTGGCAAAGGACGCCACGCTCGACGACGTGCATGGCCTACTCGACCGCCTGGACGGCGAGGCTGAGGAACGCGCCGGCGACGACGAAGCCGAGACCGACGAGGAGCGTGAGGCCCGCATGCGCAAGCGCGCGGCGGACAAGGCTGCGCGAGACCGTAAGGCCGCTCGCGACGCCGCCGCGCCGGAAGAGCAGAAGCGCATGGACGAGGAAGATGAGCGCAAGCGCGCCGAAGATCGCAAGCGCGCGCGTGACGAAGATCCGGACATGGAAAGCGAGGACGAGCGCACTGAGCGGCTGGCAAAGCGCGCGTCCGACAAGAAGGCGCGCGATGCCGAGACGCCGGAGCAGAAGGAAAAGCGGGAGCGCGACGAGCGCGAGGCCGCCGACCGGAAGCGCGCGTCCGACAAGAAGGCCATGGATGAGGCGATCGCGTCGGCCCTGACCGGCGAACGCCAGCGCCAGGCCGATCTCCGCACTGCCGAGCGCGCCGTTCGTCCACTGATTGGCGAGCTTCCTCTGGCGCAGGATAGCGCCGAAGCCGTCTACCGCCTTGCCCTGGACAGCCTCGGCATCAAGCACGTCGGCGTGCACCCCACAGCCCTCCCCGCCCTGGTGGATATGGCGACGCAGCAGCGGAAGCGGCCCACGAAGCCTGCTGCGCTTGCGAACGATGCCGCCTTCTCCAAAGCGCACCCCGACGTTGCGCGCATCCGCGTGATCTGACCCACGGTCTGAAGGAAAACACCAATGGTCACCTACGTTCCGCTGGGCCAGTCGCAGATCAACATCCAGCCGGCAATCGGCGTGGTTGGCGATTTTGCCAGCAAAAACCCCTACTGGACATTCGACGCCGGAGCCGGCGGCTTGGTCGCCGGGCC